GGGTATTACCTCAGGAGGAGGGGTATTACCTCAGGAGGTAATTATACATGTTTTTATTCTGTTTATTATGTATATGGACCTCCAGAGGTAACATTCTATTACCTCCAGAGGTAACAGGTATTACCTGTAGAGGTACTACTACTCCTCTGGGGGTAATACCCCTCTTGTTTTTTTGTGGTATTATACTTTAAATGTCTAAGATAAAAGATGTAGATAGATTTTGGAAGATTGTATTACCTAAAGTTCATAAGTTATATGATTTGAAAGTACTACAAGCTTGGTTTTTACATAAGTCAAGCTACCATCCAAAAATGTCTCAAATAGCAGATCAGACAGGTATTGCTAGACCTCACATCTCTAGATCTTTTACTAATCTTGTGAAGCTTAATATATTAACTAGAGATGGTTTCAACTCAAATGGTAAGAATATTAAACAGACACCTACATATAAAATACATCAAAATATTCTAGATGAGATTGCAGGTAAAAAAATACAGCCAGAACCAAAATTACCACAGATAGGATCTGGTATAGATAAGGATGGTGAAAAAGACTGGTCTTATACCCCACTTGACGAGCGTATTGATATAAAACCTGAAGATCTACCTAAAAGAAAAAACGATAATGATTTTTTAAAAACTATTGGAGTTGAAAATGTCTACGAATAAATATAGTTCAGATGATATTTTTAACAAATGGTTAGGGGGGTTAAATCGTGAGAATATTACAGAAAAATATAAATATAGTGAACGTAAAAGATATATTCAAGATTTAGCCGATTTATTGAAATCTGGTGGTGTTGATTTTGATGAAGCTAAAATTTTAAGAACTCAAGTTTTAAACACACTGACAACCAGAGAAGGCAGAAAGGGTTCTGGTAAATATAAAGACTGGAAAAACAATGTACTTAATGATTTTGATCAGATTATAGCAGATACATATATTGATCTAGATAAAAATGTAGATTCTGATAGTGATATAAAAATAGACGCTGCAACTATTGAGATTGATGAATTAATAAAAGAATGGGTCTTAAAAAAATATGACGGCAATGAGTATATTATGAAAAAAGCTCATGATCCAAGTTCTTTTATTTATATTGAGTTTATAAAAGATACTTTTGGTGATTATGTGGTATAATATTTAGAGGTGTATTATGAGTGTGTTTAAGAAAATTTTCGATTTCCTTACTAAAGATAAAAACGGAACTCCATCCATTACCCGTGTAGCTTTTGTTAGTGGTTTTGCTGTAGTGAACGCTAAACTGCTTATTTCAGGACTTACACTAGGTGGTTTTAAGATGGCAGCTTTTTCGGGTACCGAATATGCCGCTGCTATCGGTGCTCTCGGTGCTGTTTATGTATTGCGCCGGTCTACTGGTAATCAACCTCCTAAATAATAAGGATTTAAAATGCATAAAATCCAGATCGCTCAGTTGGCCTGGGCTGCGAAGAAAAATAAAGAAAATATAGATTTATCTATGCGAGAGATGGGTAAATCTCTTGAGAACATTATTACAGCTATGGCTGCTGTTGATCCCAAATTAACTTTGGAAATACTCAACGATATTTCACACCAAGTAAAGACACAGTCTAAAAACTATGAGATGGATATTATAGAAGAAAAAAGTGTCTTTATTGACGCTATACTGGAAGAACTCGCTGAAGAAGAAGAGGACACTGAAGAACTTAAAGTATCTGAGGTAGAAGACGGTATGAATCTTCTAGAAAAACTCAGGAAAAAGACGGATCAATGATGTTCGATAGTCTAAAAAGAATTTTTGAAAAATATATAGGACAGCTACTGATCATCTTAACAGTAGCAGGTCTCGTCTTGTTTGGTTACTCCTATTGGCGTGATCAGAACGAAGCTCGTAAATACGCGCATCTCATTGGAACTAAAGAAAAATATAAACAACTCACAAAATACACTGCAAAGCTTGAGTCAGATTATAAAGCACAAAAAGACCTTGCTGAAGCTGCTAAAAAACAATGGGCTGAAATTGAGCGTACAAAGGATGAACGTATTAAACTCTTATCTGACGCTACCTATCTTATCGGCAGACATGTGGAAAAACAAAATGGACCAGACTACTACTTCGAAACCAAAAAAAGAACAAGAAATTACTTGCTTAACGAGCTACGAATTTCAGGGGAGAACAGTCCTCCAATTGGTTATATACTCATCAAACATGACGGTCGTACATACAAAAGAAACTATAAATTCGAAGTGGTCGCCAAAAATCTTCAAACTATTGACGAATCTACAGGTAAAGTAAAAGTTTACACTAAAGCATATCTAATCATGAAAGAGGTGAGTCCTTTAGCTAAAAGATTAGAGAGTTACAAAGACTGGAAAGATAAGCCGTATGAGCTAGATGTGGTGGGTGGTACTGCTCTTATCGATCCAACCATGCCAGATTTACAAAAAAAGTTTTTCTGGTGGGCACCTCATGTGGCTTTAGGTGTTGGTTTGGGAGCGGGATCAGGGGGGGCTTTTTTTAAGCCATCATTAGATTTTAGCTTTTCAGGATATGGAAAAACTAAAAACGATCTTGATTGGAAATTTATATCTTTAGGGCTAGATGTAGATAGTAAATTTAAAAATCCAGGTATACACTTTACACCTTTTAGTTATCGTTTTTGGCCATCTTTTTTAACTAACACATATTTAGGTCCGGCTATTGGTTTTGATATAAAAGGTATAAATGGACAAGTGTTAATAAATGTTAACTTGTAAGTTTTAATATATCTGATGTGGAAATATTTTTAAATTAATCACTTAAAAAATTAAGTTTTTTGTTGATACTCGAAAAAAATGTTTTATTATTAATTTAAGATTTAAAGTGTATATTAAAAAAAGAGAGGCAATATGACTAAAAAAATAGTTCAAAAGATTAAATCATTGGTTGGAGTTCCAAAGACTGATGAGGAGATCGCGTTTGATGACGCTCGCATTAAAGAATGCGAAGAATTAGCTGTTGCGAGGCATAGACGCACTGATCCTATGGACCGAGACCTTGCGAGAACTGCCGTTATGGCTATTGTGGCGTTAGACGGAGATCCTGTTGACCTCAATGAAGATCATCAGTTTTATTTTGTCAGTGGCCCTAGGGAGATGCAAGCCGCATCTAATGTTTTAAAAAAGCATGGCACCGTTGATCAAGATAAGTTTGCTAGCCTCTTAAAAGAGGAGGTCCCTAAGATCACTGAATCTGGTTCTTTGGGGATTGATTATGATGACAGCACTTGGGTCGCCTGGTCTTATTACTACGATTATGGGTTAACTCATTATGTTCCAGAAGAGCGCAAGGACCACGAGGATTTTTCTAAGTACTTCAAAGAAGTCACCGAGAAGAACGCGTTTTTTGGAGTATATGAAGGCGACGGTTATTTTATCTTGATGGATTTCCCTGAAGAGTTGCACTGGAGTGAAGATGATCAGTTGCACAGCGAGACCGGGCCAGCGGTTTCTTTTCGAGATGGGTCACATGCTTACTACTTAAATGGAACGCAGGTACCAGGTTGGGTTTTTAAAACTCCTAAAGAAGAAGTGAGTTCGAAAAGAGTTTTGGAGATCGAAAACACTGATGTTCGTTCCGAGGTCATCAACTACTTAGGGCATTGCTTCTTGTCTAACCTTGAAAAGAATGAGTTAGATAAAGGAGAGATCGGTGGGAGGAAGTACACTCTCTATGATCAAGTTAAATTCGATGGAGAGTCATTAGGAACGTTCCTTGAGATGGAAGGCCCTTCTACTGGTAAGCCGTACTTTGAGCGCGTGGGTGATGATTGTAAGACGATCCAGTCTGCAAACGCTTGGGCTGATGGAGATCGGCATGGCTTTGTTGAGCCATCCGTTTTGACTTAACATGTGGGAGTTCAGATGAGTATCCGGGGTGTTGGGGAAAGGCTTAGGATCATGGTACAGGCTCTGTGACAGGATCTGGAGCGTGTTCAGGCTCAGGCTTGATGGCAGGCTTAGTTACAGGCTCTGGCGCATGCTTTGGGTTAGGCTCAAGGGCAGGCTCTACTTGAACTACCGGGATAAACTGGAAAATACCCAGTGGGAATTTAAGTAAACCAAACAAAAAGGAAGGAAATGAAAATGGAAACTCAATTACAAGCGATTAAGAAGACACAAGGTGACGTGATTTTGAAGAACTATATCGACACAGATGAAAGCAGGACTATATTGGAGGCTTTGCCAGAAGGTGCGGTAGAGGTTGAGTCACGAGTGTTAGCTGGAACTGCACATAAGCACTACGTTACAAACGCGCAGGTTTATAAGAATGACGACGTTTTGTATGTGGTGCCCGGAAAGGGTGCGGCGCTGATTCATGAGAATAGCGAGCTGAACAGACATGACCCAGTGATGATTGATGATCAATCTGTTTGGGTCGTTAATAGACGATTGACTCAAGACCCTATGGGTAATGTTAGAGCGGTAGAGGATTAGTTTAGTCTTTGAGTGTCCGGTCGGTTTGAAGAGACTGGCTGGGCACTCAAAAATACCCGGTGGGAGTTCAGATGATCAGAGGTGTTGGATATAGACTCGATATCAGGCTCAGGATCATCCTCAGGGGCAGGCCCTGGGGCAGGAGCAGGATCTGGGGCAGGCTATGTAGCAGCCTCTGGAGTGGCCTCGGGGATGGGCTCTACTGGAACTACGGTCGTAAACTGCAGCACACCAAGTGGGGGTTCAGATGAGTGTCAGGGGTGTTAGAAGCAGGCTCAGGGACATGTTTTGGGACAGGCTCGGTCGCAGGCTCCACTGGAACTACCGGCGTAAACTAGAACAAACCAAGTGGGAGTTTAAGTGAGTATCGGGAATTTCGTAGATAAGATCTACAGCAGGCTTTTAAGTAGACCCTATCACAGGCTTTATTACAGGCTTGAGATCAAGCTCATGCGTAGACTCTATTGGAACTACTATCGTAAACTGGAAAAAACCCAGTGGGAGTTCAAGTGATCAGGAATGTTGGAAACAGGCTCTGGAACAAGTTCAGGATTGGGCTCGATGACAGGCTCTGGGGCAGGTTCTGGAGTAGGATCTGGGATAGACTCAGGGCTAGGCTCAAGGACAGGATCTACGTGAACTATGGTGAGAAACTGGAAGATACCGAGTGGGAGTTCGAATGAGAAAATTAGGGAATATTTTACTAGATTTAGAGCCTCTAATTACTGAGATGGTAGAAGAACACGAACTTCAATTTGGGGATATCTTAAGCCTCATACATTCTCATCTCGTAGTCCATAATCCAGAAGCTAAGGAAGAGTACGAAGAAGGCGGGTACCCTATTTTCTATTATGGCCCTAACAGAGAGTGATATGATTTGGAATAAGTAATGAAGAGATGAAATTAATAAAAACTAAAGTTTAATGGGGCCACTTCTTGCCATTTCGTGACCTTGTTTAATACCTTTTTGAATATTTTTTTGATTAAATCCGAATGAATCTACCGAATCGTCAGTTGGTGCGTATATCTCAATCTCTATTGATCTATATCTAGAATCTCCATTTTTAGACAAACAAGTCTTAACATCTTGCACGAAAGTCTCGTGAATCATAACGCTTATTGTTCTATTTAGTAAGGCTACGCTTCGCGATACCCATGTCCACGGCTTCCACCAAATAACTTTGGGCATTTGCCAAGACGTAGGATTGATTCTCCACGGAGATGCTAGTATTACGATAATCTTCTCGGCTCCGTCCTCAATGGCCTTTTTCAAAGGCGTTACATCCCTAACACCCCCATCTACCCATTTGCCGTGAATTGCGGTCATTATGACCGGTTGAGCGGCACTGGCTTCTACGGCATCTGCAAAATCTTTAGATGACATTTCGGTTGATTTAGCATGTACCAATGCTCCGCTCTCGATGTTTACGTAAGTCGCAGTAGCTGTCCCTTTCTTAAAATCGAAAGACATTACTTTATCGATCCTCTTTCTTAGGGGTTTAGTGTTAAAAGCCCCGTAACCAAAGAGCGGTCCTAAAGTCCACCAGTTAAATTTTAAAATATCACTAAATTTCTTTACGTTATCCCAAACTTCTCTAAGCCCTACAATTCCCAAACGAGCCATACCCATAGCGTTGAGGGCACCTACTGAAACACCGTAAAAATCACGAACTCCATCAAGCTCCCCTTGTTTGGTTAACTCTTCCAAACAACCTACTTCTCTACTACCTAAAGCAGAACCACCTGACATTACTACAGCCGTTTTTTTCATATCCTTTTCCCCCATTTAATATTAGCGTAAACATTACCCGAAAAATTGTCTTTTGATTTTTGTAAGGTTAGTACAATATATAACCCTGAAGGGACAAAACCAAACCCACCTAGAGCTGAGATCTCAAGGCACCCCTCATTTTTTGGGATATACCAGCCTAGGTTATCACAAGGAGCTTCTTCATCGTGATACGTAGTGGCCACATAGAAAGGTCCTAACCCTAATATATTATCTAAGTCTACTATATCTACTTTTAAAACTCGGTCGCCTTCGTGTGCTTCGCTAAACCAGATTTTTCCCCATTCAATATATCTCCCGTTGGCTCCTGTTACTGGATTTACGCCGTTAAAATTACCCGGCGATGGCATATAAAGTTTAGCTAAACCTGTTTTGGGATCCACGCTTGCTGTTGTAGATGATATTTTAAGTATTTTATCTTCTTTTTCGTGTTGTGTTACTACTTCTATAGAAGAACCTTCAAATAAATACGCCAAAGCTTCGAGGCCCGAGTACTCTACGGTCGCGTATTTATTTTTCAAAGTAACAACAGAATTTATTAAATCATCTATAAAAGAAGAGTTAGTCCTTAAGGTGTGTAGCTCAGTTTCAAGAATAGCGTAAACCCCACCATTGGGAATATCTTTCCCTAAATAGTTTTTAGTAGAACCACTGTTGTTTACAAGTAATTTACCCATTAACCATTCCTAAACCTAGTAATAAAATTATAGGTTTCTAAAGTTGCGTCTACAGAAAAGAAACCAGCTTCCGTGAAATTATTATATTCTGTAGAAACCCAACCATTAGTTCTAACTACATCGGCAATTCGAACTTCATCAATAGTGCCGTCAAACTTACGATTTCCACCTGCCCGATCTCCAATAAAAACATCTTCATTGTTGTTATTTATTGTGAAAGTGGGGGTTGAAGAAACCACATTAGTTCCATCTCTTATTGTTCTTCTGTCTCCTGATTCAAACGTCATAACTGCAAAATGAAGGTTTCCGTCATCTACTGCTGCGGAGTTTTCTATTTGATTAGCAGCGTTCAAACGACTAGTAAAAAAATTTCCAGCCTCCCCAGTCCGCAAGGCCCAATCATCGCTCGCATTCCCGTCGAAGGCAGATACAACCCTATTGTCACCGACAGTAACGGTTTTAAACCATGCGGAGAGGGTAATTTGGTTACTAGCGAAATCTTTAATGGAAGAATCTTGGCCAATATTGATTCTGGAGGTTGTCCCATCAAAAACCAACCCCTCACCTCCTTGGGTAGCGGCGTTCACGTCTTTTTCAAAAATACCTGTAGCGGTCCCTGTGTTCCCGTTGCCTGTAGAATCTACAACCCCCTGAGAATCTTCTCCAACTTGAATCGCGTCTATCTCAAAATCAATCGTTGAAGGAACAGCGTTTTTAGTAATCTCTATGTATCTAAAGGAAACTGTGGAGTTAAACTCTTGTGTGGTAAGGGTTGTAGAACTAGTTGAAATAGGATTTCCCTGATCTGTGAAGCCAGAGTTCGTAGTAGATAGTCCGATAATAGGAATGGCGTCCCCACCAGGTTCAGTGGCCACTTTACGCCAAGTGAGTTTTACTTTAGTACCAACAGGAAACTCTTCTCCAAAATCGTAGACCGCAACTTGTCCATTTAGGGTCCATTCCCCAACATTTCCATCAGGTGTACCGTTTACATTGTCGGGATTAGTTACTCCAGTAAATGAATCGGTAGTTAAGGCATAGTTATTGACTGCGTCTTGTAGGTGATATACTGCTCCATACCCATTACTCCATACCGCATTCCTTCCGTATATATCGGTTACCGCTGGTTGGGTTGCGGTGTTATTTCCAAAATATATATAAAACTCTGTGTCTACAGTTGATGATATATTTGTTTTAAAATAAACCTCCCCAGTATTAGTTGAGGTATTAACAAAAACTACCTCGATAGGAAGACGGTCGTCGGTTGAGGTAGTTATAATTATATCCCCACCGTCAGATTTTACGTTGTTAAAGAAATCCGCAGGAAAAATAGACAGATCTAGATAAACTGGATAGTCTGTTAAGTTTTCGTCTACTTCAGCAGAATTAACAGTAAAACTATATCTAAAATTTCTATTAAAATGCGGAAAAGCCCCCATTTTTAAAATCTCCCAAAACTACCGAAATAAGTGGTGCCGTCAAAAAGTAAAGTAATGATATACACGTCTTGCACTGAAAAATCGGGGGCAATCCCTGCTTGCCAAGTAATTGCGGGTAACGTAAAAGATCCACCAGCAGAGTTATCTAGGATTAAAGTTAAATCACTTGGTTGTGCTGGGTTAGTAAAGGTCAATACAGAAGTCCCGGTTGTGATCGTTTTCTTTTGTATTATGGTTTCAGTCCAATCGATCGCTACGTCCGCTCCCGTATTATCTGTAATACTGTCTGTCCCTAGCGCGGTTTTGACTGCTGCTCTAGTGTTTACGAGTTTTTCGGTATCTAATTCTTCGATCGCCGCTTGGACATCAGTTGCTGCAACGTCACCTGCGGGAGTAAAGGAAACCTCACTCGCGTCTTGATCGTCTTTAGCATTATTCTCGATACTATCTAACTTAGACTTGTCTGTGCTCAACATAAAGCCGGACACAGAAGGTGTTGCGACAGCGTGCAAAGCACCCCCGGCTTGATTGCCGTGAGCGTGAATATGATCTCTGCGAGCAAACGACGCTTCAGTACCTTCCTGATTCGTAGTCCCCACATTAGAAGGGACTCCGGTTGGTAAAGCATCTGCTCCGCCAGGAACGTGTCTAGATTGGTGCGATTCTACAGTCACTCCATTAACAGTGCCAACGTTAACGATATTATTTGTACCCAGATTAAGATTTCCAGATAAAGCTCGCGCGCCAGAAACTAAGAGATACTGGGTATGGTCGTCGTTTGTTAAGTCTGTTAAACTGCTGTGACTAGAAGATGGACTAGTGCCGGATGATTTAAAACCAATTACCGGACGTTCGTCCGTAATGCGTGTCAAATTAGCTTGGCCTTCTTGTATTATAACTGTAGCTATCAATGATACAGAATCGACAAAAGAAGTAGGGGGAGTGGGTATGTCGGCATCAATAGCCGCGTGCTCAGTGCCGTATTCAGCTTGAGAGTAGACCAAAAGGTATTTCTCGTCTACCCCGTCACCTATAATATATAAGGAATGTTTGGCGTAGTTGCCGGTGCTTAAGTTCTGAAGAGTTCCGGAATTATTATCGTATTGCGCTGTAACGGTGTCTTGAGTTACTCGTGTAAAATCGCCGCCGCCGTCTCGGTAGTGGGCTAACCACTCAACTTCAGTTCCGCCTGAAGGTGAAAACTCAACACTTCCAAAATTATATGCTCCTGAAGTAATATCTAATTTCTTATCGTTAGATCCATTTTCGGAAACTGCGGATCCTGAAGCATAAACAGGCCCGAGAGACCGTCTCCAAGAATCTTCAATGCTATTTCCGTGATGTGTCATTTTAACAACGGACCTATCGATAAAGTCTACACTGGCACCTTGAGTAACTACTCTACCTAAAAGAACGACATTTTCTAATACAGGTTGTGAACTACTAGTTTGAATAGTGCTATTCGTATCAATATAAATATAAGATGTGCTATTACTAGGAAGGGAGAGAGTATTGGCAGACCACGATACTTCTTTAATAAAATCATCGGTCATATCACTTAGAAAACCTGACCCCGCTGCTACATCAACGCTTAAACCCGCGTTTATCGAGATAGCACCACCATCGTTTAGACCTAGTGTAGAAGCGCTTCTTACTAATTTTGACAAATTCATTGAACGGTCAAAACGATCCGCTTGTCTAAACTCTCCAATAACTTCGTAATCTTGTGTCTCTCCATCCAGGTGCGCCATACCAACAGTCGCTGAAGTGTCGACAAAAGTTTTACCCCTGGCGAAACACCCAGTCAACGTTACTTGAGCACTAGTGCTATCGATCCTTATATGCTCTGTTCCAGATGATATGTGTAGCCCGTGGCCAGAAAGAATTGTTCCAGTACCGTTGTTAGGTAGGAAGATACCTTGATTAAAGTTGGTTGCAGAAAACCCATTCAAAATTACCCTAGCGCCGGTTTCAATCTTTAAACCCGTGCTTTCATTATTGTCTAGCATAGTTATATTGTTTAACTCTGCTTCAGCTTGAGATCCGAGTATATGAATACCCGTAAAAGCCCCGGTAACTGTTGTTGGTCGGTTGTACAATAAAGAATCTATAAAAATACGGTGTTCGCCCGCGTTAGAGCCGTCCGCTTTTATTCCAGTGGTAAAACTAGCTCCGTGAGAAATGGTAGTGTTTCTTATATAGACAACTTGATCTAGTCCACCAGATACAGCGTTAATCTGAGTAGTATTGCTACCGAAAGACACGTCTGAGATGATAAATAGTCCTGATATTGAATTTACTTCAATTCCTGAAACTAAAGCTCCTGTAGAACCCTCTATTTTAACATTGCATATTCTTGAATTAGCGGCAGCCGTAACGGCGTTTTGGTTTAAGTTAGTGGGTTGAATTATGGTAGATTCTTGTCCAGAGCCGCAAACCTGCACGAAGGGTTTGAGTGTGATACTCTCGGTATAGATACCGGGGCCAACCTCTAAAGTATAAGGTTTTAAAGCCGTTGCGTCAGTGATTGAATCCAGCGCTGCTTGGATAGTTGAGAACTGATCAGCACCAGGATCTTTTTGGACGGCCACAATATTTTGTGTGCCATTTTTCCATCTTTCGTCCAGGCTTTCTATAGTTACTTTTTTAGTTTCAGTCGCCGATGAATCGACAATAGCTAGGAGGTCGGCTAATGCTATATCATCTGAGGCTAATTCGTTTAATTGTGAAATCCTACTATCCGCCATTGAAATTCTCCTTTAATAAAGCATCTCCGTTTTCTTGTAAAAGGAAACAACCATCTTCTTTAAGAATTTTTGGAAATTCTACCTCCAAACAAAAACCCCCTGCAACAGTGGTTTGCTTTAAATGTAGAACCCTTATCCCAGCACTGTATATATTGTAAAATATAGTCCCATCAATAGTCTCTTGCTCGACTTTATCGAAAGTATCTAATTTTTCTAGAAATGCGTTTAACTGCTCTTTAGGGCTAGAAGCAAGGGTGGCGGTAAACTCTCCTGTTACAGGTAATTTATTATCATCGCTAATTGGTCTACCTAATTTATCAACAAGCAGATTTCTTAAAGCAAGTGTGGGCTCTTGTTCGTAAACGGCTTTTACTATATCATTTGGGGTTGGTACGGCTTTAGGTTGTTCTTCGGCATGTATTGTAGCAGAATCTGTTACTAAAAATGCGGATACATCCAGTCTAGTCAATAGACTTCTATTGCCGCCTTTTTGATTATTTCTAGGGCCTACCAATAATGTAGTGGGAGAGATGACTTTTTTGACTTCAGCTTGAATACCGGAAGTTTGGGTTGAAGATAGGAGTATAACTTTTTGTTTTACTTTAAAACAAGAAGTATCAGCAATAGTAATTAATCCGTTAGCGCCACCGTCCGCAGTAAATAATACAGGATCAATGCGCTCCCATGAGCGTTCTAAAGCCATTTCCTAACCTAACCTCTAAAACGTGACCGTTCACGTTCGATATAGGTGGACTACCACCATTCTAAAACTTTAGTTATTAACCCAGCACCCAGTGTGCTAACCGTTAATACCCATTTAATGTTTTCTTTTAACCAAGCTTTTGCTATTGCCGGTTTTTCTAATTTTTTAATTCTTGCTTCTTTTTTTTTAGACTGAATCTCTAGTTCTTTGATGCGCTTTTCGTTGTCTTTATGTAAATTCTCTAGGGCGACTGTTTTGCGCATGTGTTCACGCCAGTCTTCTTTATTCTCTGCAACATCTCTTTTAATTTCACCAATGTCTTTTTGAACATCATCAAGACATGCTCGTTGCTTAATAAGTTCTTCACTTTGATTAGATAATTTTTCACCTTGATCTTTTTGATCTTCTCTCATTTCTTTAAGAAGATCGTAAATGAGCTTATTATCAGCCATTTATTACATCCTTATAGGTTTACGGGAGATTCACCCCGTCACCCTCATCTTGATCACCAGCTTCATCAGAATGGTGAGTACCAAGGTAAGTAACTTGAATTCTAGAAGTAGCTTTAGCGTTAGCTCCAGTAGAATAGTTAATAGGGATACAGTTCTGAACTGTCATGACAGGGGTATTATCTGTACTTTGCCGATCAACCATTGATAGAGTAACGTATTCAAGCTGAAGAAGATCTTGAACCTTAGGTACTTTAGGTAGCACATGTCCGCCGTTACCGATTACTCTTAAACCGGAGCAGTTAACTGTAACAGCTTCGTAAGAAGTCTGAGTAATTTCTGCTGGGCTATATCGACCTAAAATATGGATAGGTTCTGCGCCAATATTAACGGCGTATGAACAACTATCAAATACACCTACTAGAACGTTATCTACATAAACTTTCGCTCTAGCTCCAGTGAAAACTTTTGCTTTAGCCATGCTTCATATCTCCTTTTTTAGGAATAAAATTCCATCTTTTTTGGACAGACTGTACTATCTGTCCCATGTAGGCTTTACTATTAAGAGTACTTGTTATCTTATAAATTACCATTTGAATATCTTTTTAATTAAGCTACACTTTGAACTTGAGATATCTCTATTGAGATTGGGATAAATAAGATAGCTGTTGCCAATTTAATCTCCACAGAAACTTCCATAATAGGTCCATTAATCGATACTTTCGCATTCCTAAACCCAAGAGGTGCATCGTCAGAAGCTGCAATGAGTTTTTGTTTTTTATAAGAATCCATTTTAGAAGCTAAGAAAGACAGTGCAGTGGATGCATCCACATCAGCAAGGGACTGGCCTACAAAGGCAGTTTGGAAACTAGCAGTTAGATCCAAAGCTACAAGATCAGCAGAGTACATTGCTTGGATAGAGTTGAACACAAAGTTAGTGTCAACTCCATAAGTGGTTTGATCTACAACCCATTTACTGCCTACAGTGGTTTTTTCAAGAAATAGCAATCCGGAATCAATAGCCGTTTCGATATCTCCATGTGATCCAGAATCAAACCCAGAAGGGTCTTCAAAACTAATAACATTTGCAAATTTATTAGTAATAGATCGGTAAAAACCAGCAGCTTGCATACCAGCGGCGATAGAGGCGGTGTGCCAAGGTAAGTGATTAACCACTACACCTGTTGAATTAACCTGACTTGTTCTCTGCATTGCAAGAGACACACGGGCATTTGCAAGTGTACCGGCTTTAGATTGAGCATCTGCAAAAGTACCCCAGAAACTACAAAAAGCAAGTCGATTCTTCTTAATCTCAGAAGTAGAAACTTTTAAGATATGACTCTTGACTGCTGCGTTAACAGCGTCAATTGTGTATGTAGAACTACTATCAGTTAATCCATCGGAAATATCACTCGTTGCATCTCGTGAAAATAGAGGGATTACAAAATTAACATCTACAGTTTCTAAATCAGTAATTGCAGAAACTACATTCGCAGCAGTAGTAGCGCCCTTAGTTCCACCGGTCAAGAAAGTAGCGGTAGCCATTACACTTGGCAATCCTGCACTTGCCGTACCGTTAAAGTTGAGAACTCTACTTTGTGCAATTTGATCTTTAAAGTTTTGATTTCCTTTTTTGACCCTTCCTGGCTCAAGAGTAGAGTTAGTGGAACAAATACCCACGCCAGTTACATTGTCAAGAGCAGTAGAGGGTGTTTGAGAAGATGTCGATTCAACAGAAGCAGTATACCCAGTCTGTGAATTAATATGCTCAGCAAGGTCTGTGAGGGTGTTAAACTCTTTTATATTTAAAGAAAGATTAGCCCCGGAACCGCCAGTAACTGTAGTAGAAAGTGTGTCGTCGTCAATATCGACTGTCCCAGTAGTGCCTTGATAGCCAATCTTAAGAGCTACTTCGGCTTTTACTAAAAACTGTTCGTTAACACCGGTATCTTGTCGATTAATATCTACTTGAACTTCAGGCTCAGCAGAAGAGGAGTATAATCCCCCGGTGAGACCAAGAGCCGCTAGATCACCAGGTGTAGAATCAATCAATTCAAAAGTTTTCCCAAAACCTTTACTGTTAGCGGCAGCATCTGTGTCAGCTTCGATACGGATAGTGTTAGCAGCGGTACCAGCTACACAACCAAGTCCACTAGGAAGAAGTCCATCTAGCTCAGTTACAAGGGCGTCTCGATCGGCATGACCTCCAACCCCAAGGGTAACAGTAGCTTCAGCACCACCATCCAATCGAACGGTAAATTCAGCACTATCTAAGGCTGCGCCAAAAGCAGGGATTACACCACTTTCATGAGCAGGTCCTGACTCGTCAATAGACTGAGTAATTTGGTATTTATATTTGTTTCCGTCTACTCCCCAGTTTTTATCCTGAAGTGTACCGTAAGCAGTTGCTACAGTTGCAGAGGCCCTAGTGCCTTGGTTAGTTTTGGCAATATAAATTCGATTAGCTGAACCAGTGATGTTTGCATCAGAACTAGGAGACGAGATGGCACGAGCGGCATCTACAATAGGCCCGCTAATATATTGAGATTCAATTCTACTTAATTGATCAGGAGTAAAGAAGTTGTCTTTAAGAAGGGTACCATTAGTTGAATCAACCCCTTTAGTAGCACCTCCACCAGTAGCTTCTCCTAAAATTGCAATATTACCAGAACTTGCAACTCCAACAGGCGTGGACTTAACTTTGATATCCAAGTAAGAACCAGGTCTATTTGTATTTACGAATGAGGTCGTGATCCTTTGAGCCATGTTTCATATCTCCTTACAATTAAATCTCGTACCCGAAATGTTTTACACCAGCATCGAATCGCTCTTTAGTGGCGAATCCAGAAGCCTTGAAGTGTAGCCACATAATACCTTCTAGATCTGCTTCGAGGCTGAGCTTTCTTTTTAACTTTACAAAATATTGTCTAAAATCTTCTCTGTCGTCTTCTTCTCTTCGTGTATTGCTAGTTTTTTGCATTGCTTCGTACCTAGCCCTTCGAGTTTCTTTGGGTGACAATTCTTTACTAGCCGTTTTAGCAACAGTAGTTTTAGATTTAGTTGATGCTTTAGACATTACTTACACCCTTTCATGCCAAGTATTTTTTCAACAGCTTTGTTTTTGGCCATTTTTTTTGCTTTTTTTCCAGCCATGGCTTTAGCGCTTGGCTTTTTTGCTCTAGCAGGCTTCTTGGCTTTAGACTTAGGGGCAGCAGGAGCTTTTAGCGCGTTAATCTCATCATGGCTACATACTTGCTTACCACTGTCAAAGTCGTAAATGTCAGCCTTTTCCATCTTTTTAAGAGTCCTACGAGCCATAAATTTCTTCAATTTTCCTATAGATTTCTTGAGATCTGTAGTTTCTACTTCTGACTTTCCAAACTCTTTTTTCTTTTTCTTGTCTTTGTCGTCAGAATCGTCAGCAGCTTCTTCAATAACTTTGTCTGTGTCAGCGACTTCAGCATCATCTTTGTCTGAAACTCCGCCGTCTTCTTCATCTGCTTCTACTTTATCTTCGTCTTTTTCATCAGCTTCGTTTTCAGCAGCGTCATGTTCTTTTTCTTCTTCGGCGGACATTCCTTCTTCGTGCTCAGGCTCTTCGGCGTGCTTATCTTCACCGTCTTCTTCAGCCTCAGCTTCTCCGGCCTCACTAGAAGCTTTTTTGCCTTTTTTGCGTTTCTCGTCTTCCTTGTAATCGTCCTCGATATCAGCTTCAGCTAGGTATTCGGGTGCTTCAGCATCATCGTTATTAGGCTCTTCACCTAGCTCTACTTCGTGAGACGTATTGACTGCTTTAGCTAGTACGCTCTGCCCCCACATTTCGTAAGTTTTCTTGAGTACCGCTGCCGCTACCTCTTCTGGAGTGTAGGTTTTTTTGTCATCCATACCACAAAATCCTTTATTATTAAATTCTTTTTCTAAAGATTGTGATTCTTATTAAACATCACAGTTTAAATTAGTGAGTTTTTTCCTTCCGTTTTTCTAAAAAAACTTTTAATTTGTATAAACCTTTTTCGTTTTTATTTACAACATTCATCTTTTTAGGGGGGATCTGATCGGGATCTACCTGGGCCTTATAATTAGGATCCGCAATATCTTCAATAATAGCTTTAGTTTTATCTCGGTTTCGCTGCTTAAGGCTCTTAAGTATTGATTTATATACAGATTTTTTAATATCACTAGTAACTTGTTCAAAATTTAGAATCTGTTTATTATTCTTTTTTTTATGCATTACCGATAAATCCTTAATCTTAAAGATTATTATTCCGCATCCTTATCGTCTATAGTTGTCCAGACAGTATTTTGCTCATCTACACCTTTTTGGCGTTTTGAGGATATAATTTTAATACCTTCTGGAGCGTCTGGATCTGAAGAACAGGCTAAATCCATAGCTTCAATATATCTTTTCGGTGCTTTAACCCAGCTTTCTTCTACCTGACCGGACAGTGTGATCCATCTAGAGTACCCGTTTTCTATATCTAGATTCTCATTCCTAATCAAATCAGTACTTGATAATCTAGATAGTTGAAAATTATTTGATTCAAGTAAGCCCTCCCTATACCGGTATAAGGCGTATTTTACTACACCGTAAAGAAAAATAAGATAACTAGGATCCCCATCTACATGGCATCCTATATTATATTGTTCCTGAGAGATAGCGCGTTCTCTACGAGCTTTCCAAAGAGGGATAGCAGGTACCACACCTACTTTACCGTTTGGGAGTGTAGATCCGGGGCTGATTTTGATTTCATTGTTACCGGTAATACTGTCAATTATAAAACCGTTACCGGTTTCTGGGTCAACTAAAACCATGTTTTTACTGATATATTTAACTTCCTCTATACTGTCTGGTACCTTAACGAGACCTTGGTTTGAATCATATGATTCATATTGAAAAGGAGGTATAATATATGCAAGGGGCTTTCCAATCTCAGCAGGGGTATACTCTTCTACACATGGAGATGTGTCACCTAGAGTTGCAAGTTCTTTATCCTCATTCGAAGGACCCATTGAGATGGTTATACAAGGATATTCCATCTTATCAAGGCGATGGCGCATATAGACAGGAATTTCGTTATTTAAAATAAATTCCTGAGCCCTATTAATCTCCTTAAGGCCATACTTTTGTTTTAAAATAGGGTTTTCCTGGAGACTTCGAAAGGTGTCGTGAATAAGCCATGGTTTTTGTCGCATATCGCTTAAGCTGAGTTCAATGGCTGTCTTAATAATAAGGTCACCTTGAAAAATACCAATGATATCTTCGAATTCATTAAACATGGTTTAGTCCTTATATTTCTCAAAAATAGCCGGTAATATTTCTTTATAAAATGTTTTCTGTGCCCAATTAAAAGCCTTATCTAAAAGTTTATTACCTTGTCTACCAGGGTGATGCCATAGACCTGCTTGTCTGTGCTTCTCAGTAATAACTCGAAATGTCATTACATCTCTTCTTACATTGCCAGTGTTAGGGTCTTTAGTTTGATAAACACGAACTCCCATACCAGGTGAATTTTTATGTTCTGGCTTGATCCTAGCACTTTCTACGTTAATATTATGCAGTCTTCCGATTCTAGGACTACCGTCTTCATGACGCTCAATCTTCTTCCAGTTGATACCTTCTTTTTTAAGGGCATCTTTAATCTGTTGAGCCAGGGCCTGTGCTTTGGGAGATTGTTCTGTTGGTGGTTTACTGTGTTCAAACGGTACAATAGCATATCTGCCATTTTTACCCTGTCTACTAGATTTACCAGAAAGAAGTTCTTCCATAAAACCTGATTTTCTGCCATCCTCAATCCACATCGCAGGCTCTTTTAGAGTAACAACCCACAAATTCGGAGCAGGATTTGAAAATTCAAGATTGTCCATATACTTTTTAGATAACGAATTAAGCTCATCCCTTGCTAATTCATTAGCTTTGGCGTGTGTCATAGTAGCCAGATTCTCAACACCCTTTGTGATATCTTTTTGAACCTGCTCTTTAAGGTTTCCGAACTTTTCTGATAATTGTCTTACATCTACATCAAACTTCAAATCAGCCATGTACTAATCCATTTTTGGTTTATGTTCGGGTCTCTTACCCATTCTTGGTCTATGGGTTTTATGTTTGTTTCCCATACGTACATGGTGTTTAGGTCTATCTTTTAAACCAGATCTGTTATAATTTCTTGCGATTGGCTCGCCATCCCAATCTCTCGCAAAGCCTTCTCTACCTTGACGCCAAGATTCTTTACCGGTATCACCGTCTTTAACTTTTAATTTTCCGTTTTTAACAGTACCTACTGGCTGTTGTTTTTTAGGTATATGTTTTGTGGCTTTATTAGGCAGGCTATCTATTTCCTGCCTTAAGGCTTTTTTTTTATACCACCACCCTCCTCTTCAACTTCTTTTTCAGGATTAACCATAGAAGTGGTAACCTCTTCACTTTCTTCACTTTCTCCAGCGTAGGGCACTTCTTCTTCAGCTTCAGTCATAGCGTCTTGGGTTTCCAAATCTTCTTCTGGATCTATACTTTGCTGTTTGGCCATTTCTATCATAGCGCGTAACATAGTAATAGTAGCCTCGTAAAGCTCGGGATTTTCTTGTTTTGCAGCTTCTAGTGTTTCTCTGTGTGCCCTAAATGCAGTAAGAGCTTGAGCAATTTCTTGCTTAAGCTCTTCATTTTTACCTTCAGCATCTCCTTTTTCTTCACCTTCCATTTGAGCATGAATCATATCTGTCAACATGTCTTCTGGACTATGTTCGTTTTCTGTTGTTTCAGTAGATTCTTCGCCTTCTTCGGTAACCATAGGGTCTGTGTTAGTTTCAGTCACATCATCGTAAACAGATTCTTTGCTATCAACTTCTTC